ATTACTACCAAGAGTAACAGTTGGTGCAATTAAGTCACCATCATTATCATATATTGCACCGTGGTCAATTAGTGGAAATAAGAGATCACCATCTGCAAGTCCATCTTGTGCATTACCTACTGGGAATGCTCCCCAACTAGCTTCTACTTGAGCAGCTCCTGGTGCTCCTGCGAAATCTGCAGCATTTGTATAACTAACTGGTAAACCATCCCAATTAAAGTCTGTAAATGTTAACTGACACATAGTCAATTCACCAATTGCTGAACTAAAGTCTCTGGTCTCTCCTAAGAATAGTAATTCGTAATCTATCTTATCTTGGTCTTCGTTAACAAAGATCTTCTGTAGTCTAACATGCCCTGTCTTAAACTCTGAGCCATCTACTAGTATCTCTGCTGGTTTCTTTATAGTAATATCGAAGTCAGTACCATCGATGTCAAATGCGTTCTTAAAGAATATGTTATTAGTTCTAGTGCCCGGTACTTTAAAGGTACGAGAGAACACTGACGTAGCATCTGCACTTGTAATATCTTCTATACTAAGTGTTAACTTAATAGGTTGTGTCTCATAAAGATCTAAGAAGAGTGAAGTACTATTTGGCGCACCTTCATTCGGTTTTACTTTAAGTTGAATCATATTATCCTCTCATTGATTTTGTGTTACTTGCTAATCTAAAGTTAACTGTGTATTGGAACAGTCTATCCTTTCTAAATGTCTTCTCGTTGTAACTAGTTCTAGTAATAATTACGGGTACCCATTCATTTGCGTATGGTCCATCTGCAAAACGTACTTTAACCTCAGCCGATTGATATAGGTGTTTGAGTAACTCTGACTCTGCATCATTCATATAGGCTGACTGTACTGTAAAGTCATTGGCAATAGTCTGTGAGTATGTGGTAAACCCTCTGTCTTGTGGGTCAACTGAATATTCAGTACCATTGTAATCTGCTGGACCTTTTAAGAAATTATTATTCTTAGTCTTAGTATTATGATCTACTCTCTTAGTAAATGTAAACTGGTCTCTGTACCCTAATGAGTTCTGCCATGCAAACTGGATATGTGAGTAATCATTACACTTGCTATCTAATTGCTCTATACCTGTTACTTGACCTTGAGCATTATAGATCTTATTATGTGCAATGTTATATCTCTGTATTCTCCATGCAGCTGCATTCATGATCGGTGTTTGTTGTTGACCATCTGGTGAACAAGCTACTGGGCTATAAACTACTGGCACTATATAGTAGTGTGTAGTACTAGCCGAGATTGCATTAACAATCATATTTGCAGGTCCTGTTGCAACTGTAATAGTTTGGAAGGGTCCACTAATAGCTGTACCGCCTCCGATTGCTAAGTTAGGTCCTCCACCGTTACCCTGTATATTAGGTATAATTGATGAGTTAGTAATATTACCTGAATAACTACATTGTAATACATAGAATGCTTCAATACCATTTACTTGTGGCATTGGCACTGGATTACCTCTTTGTATTTTCTGATAAAATGATTTAGTACACTGATCATCCATATACACATTGTGCATGTCAATACCTCCTGGTGAAGGGTAACCGCCATTCACAGTTAGTAGGTTATCTCCAGTCTCTGTGTCTGCTATAGTCCAGTTGTTATCACTAAGAGGTCTCGCTGCTCTTTCTATGATACTACATGGGTTAGCTTCATCACCACCCTCTATCTCAGCTCTATAGGGATCTGTGTCAAATGGTACTTGGTAATACTGTTTACTACCTGCAATTACTGTAAAGATAGTAGGCATGGTCGTAAACGCGCCCACGACACCGCCAGACTCTTCAGCGTATTGTAATTGATATTCTAACAGGGTTTGACCAGCTAGAGCCATACGAGTATTCTGTGCAGTAAACCCAGTGGCTGAGTAATGTAGACTATCGATGTCATTTGGCTGTGGTCCTACCTGAGCCTGTAAGATATTTTGTATATCAAAGATAGCTCTACCCTGTCTATTAGGAGTTTGTCTAATATCAGCAATAGGTGTTGGGTTACCTAGAGCTAAGACTCGGAGTGCATACTTGTCAGCACTGCCTGATAAGTTATCTAGAGTAACTGGATTGGCTCCGTAGGCCATATCGAATCCTAATGTTTGTAGGTTATTTGGTGTTTGTATTACGTTAATTGCCATGGTTAAAAGTCTGTTGTTAATTGTTGTGCAACACCATCAGCTACCGCCGCTGCTATTACATCTACATTAAAGAAGGGCTGTGGTTTAAGACCCATCTTATATATCTGTTTTCTTGCACCGAAGCTCAAGCTACCTCCAATCATCTCGAAGTCACCTGAGAAACCGAATCGGCTACCAGCTGTAGGTTGCAGTACTCCGTATGACGGTACCTCACGCGCTGGGGCGTTCTGTAGTCCATCTACTCCGTAGTTCTGAAAGATACCATAGTATAGCATCTCTATTGACATAGAGTCTTGTTCTATAACTGCTTTAATAGAGTTACGTAAGGCCCCGCTATCAGTCGGTGCGTCCTGTCTTATTTGGTCTACTAACCTACCACCTATTTGTGTAAGTATCGGACTAAGGTTCTGCATAGTCTCACCGAAGTCACCAAGTGCTGATTCGAATTCGTCTACTGTCATAGCCCTATCATATATTCTGGTGCTACTTGTAACATAGAGTATTTCGAGTAGGCTGTAATATCTAGGGTATACCCACTCACTTCACTATAAGTCACTCCGGTCTGTTTATTACCAGCAGTGATAGCTGCACCTCTTTGGTCACCGAATAACCAGTAGTTGTCATTGTTATCCTGTACAATCATGACCAGCTTATTATTAGTAGTCATGGTACTCACCCATTCATGTGAATCAAAGCTACCACTATCCGGGCCCTCTATCATAAACTGTAAGGTCTGCGCAAATCCTAAGATACCACCTCGAGGTCCTGGATTAACATCGAAGACTTCTGTAAGTGATGCCTTGCCATTATCTAACTCTATAGCTCTATTAGCATCAAAGCTGTAAATGAATAGTATTTGATTGACTAGTCCCTCAGCATTAAAGCCAATGGCAGGTTGCTTATCCTCCGGAGACCATGTGGTATACCATGCCTTTTGGATCCCTCCTATTTGGTCATTACAACCTGCGCTAATACCCGCTGTTAAATTACTACAACTCATAGATCTTTATGTCTGTGTTTATGAATTCCATTTGTGCCTCATCACCCGGGCTATTTGAGAATAACGCGTAGCCTACATTAATCTTCTGATCTGCACCTGTAGGTTGTGTTGTAAATCTATACGTGGCTTCCCACTCAAATGTGTCAGTAGTCACTTCGTTCTCTGGCCAACCAATACGATCGCCTGCATATTCTCTAATAAATGTTACATCATTTGCAAATGTACACGGTATCATGTTAATGCCTGCAAGATCAACTGACGGTGGCTGTGTGATAGGCTTAGACTCTAGAGCCCTAGCAGTACCAGTGATTACAATCTCATATTGCTTACTACCCTCTAAGAATGCGCCAGTGTAATAGCATGATTTATATACACCCTGTGGATCGTAAGTAGGTGTTTGAGTACCTATAAGTTGACCAACAGGGTCTGGCTCTACCAATTGGTTATCAGTAAACTTATATGCTACTAACACATCTTCTGCAATCGGTGTGATACAGTCATTAAGTGCTAATGGTAACTCCATCTCTAGGGTTGCTGTCATGCCCGCTACTGTATCTTGGAACCTCTCTTTAAATGGTGTTAGGTTTACATTTAACGTTAAGTCAAACTGTTCGTATGGCTTACTGAATCTTAGGTTAGCCAGTATATCATCAATGTACTGTTGGCAGTTACTCTGTACCTCTAAGTAGTTACTGAACCCATTGGTTGGATCCTCTTGTGCTACGTCCATTACTATGAGGTTAAACCTGTAAGTAACTGTTTGCCCTGTTCTAGTTGACTGTGTAGGATTAAGGAATGCATACGGGTAGTTAATACGGGTACCCTCATCTACAGTCTTAATATCTGTGAGTGCTCCATACCCAAAGTCTTTTAGGATGAAGTGTCTATTGACCGTAGCCCCAATGCTATCTACGAGTTCTTTGTAAGTCATATTGTCTCTTTTGTTTTAATTTAGCTTCGTTCTCTTCCATGACCTTCTCCTTCTGTAAGGACATGAAGTTGAGTACTTTCTTTAGAGGTTGTTCTGTGACCTCGTCCAGTTTTAATATATTATCTTGTGCTAGGGATACGATTACCTTGTACCACGCGCGGGCTACCTGCATCTTGTCTTTGACTTCTGTCTCGCCCTCTGCCTCTGCTTCGGTTAGGTCTTTATCAGTAAGTCCGAATAGCACTTTGTATTGTCTGTAAGTAAATGTACGGAATGCCGCATACTTGTCAATGGCCCACATAGCTTCATCAGCCCACTCAACACCAGGTGCTAAGATCGCTGTAATATCACCGAAGTGTTTATCTAACCCTAAGGCTAAGTAAACATCTAAGTCTACGAATTGGCCGAATTGAATCTGCTCTAGGTCAATCATAGTACACTCACGTCTATCATTCATTGATTTAACTATCAGTGCAATGGCTAGGGTTAGTGACTCATCACCGGCCTTAGCTAAGAGTGCTAGTGGTGCTCCTGTTAACTGAGCTATAATCATAGGGTAATACTTCGGGTCCTCCCAATCAAATTGGATTGCCTTGTAGTACTGCTCTACTGTTAGCCTTTCGGGTATTGTA